ATGCAAATAGAAGCTTTGCATAAAATTATAGAAGAAAATAAGCGGAGATGATATAAATATGATACCATTAATATATTTTTAACAAGTATTTTACTGATTATCAGTATGATAGTAAAATGTGTTAGTTCCGTACGCACCGCAAAGGAGAATTAAGAACAAATATTTAGCACTAATATTCAATATATTAGTGCTTTTTTTATGTTCTTACCTTTGCTACACTTTTAAAAATGGTGTGCATAATATGCGACCAATTATTAGTAACCCGTGCGACCAATCCATGCGTAACATTCATGTATTCTAACCACCTGAACTAATGAATGTTATATATTGGTTACTTTTTAAATTTTGTACCTTTACTTTTCGTGTCTCCGACACATAATATTCAGCTTCAAATTTGAATTCATAAGAACGTTTGATTTACTAACAATTAAATTAAATGTTATGAATACGTTTGCAGTTTCTTTTTTAGTCAGACCTTCAAAGGTTAACAAAGCAGGTGAATCCCCTATTGAATTAAGTTTGTGCATTAATGCAGAAAGAACTTATATCAATCTTCCAAGAAAGGTTAAACCTTCCTTGTTCGATTGCAAGAAGCAGGTTATTAAAGGAAGAAGTACGGAAGCAAAGGAATTGAATGAGTTTTTAAGTCTGATGAAGTCAAAGGTATATGAAGCCCAAACCAAACTTATTGAAATGGATATTCCCGTTACTTGTACCAATATGAAGGATATGATGAACGGTAAGATTGTAAAGAAGCAATATATGCTGTTGGAACTGTACAGGGAACACAACAAAGAATTCTTGGAACAAACAGGTAAAACGGTACGGATGCCAAGTTATATTAAGCACCTGACAGCCTACAACCATTTACAGGATTACATCAAACTGAAATATAACGGACGTGAAGATATATTTTTGTCTGAAGTTAATTCTTCTTTTGTAAACGGATTCTTTACCTACCTGTTAACCAAGATGCAAAACAACAGTGCGATTGGCAACCTGAAGAAACTAAGGAAGATTACCAATTTGGCTTTGAATAACCGATACATCAATATCAACCCGTTTGTTGGCGTGAAATACAAGTTACAGGAAGTGAAGGTTGATTACCTGACAGAAATGGAACTTGCAACTTTGATGAACAAGGAACTGACAATTGAACGACTGCAAAAGGTTCGTGATGTGTTTGTATTCAATTGCTTCACAGGCTTGGCTTATATAGACTGCAAGTTACTAAGAAAGGAATATGTGGTTGAAGACGAACAGGGTAATAAATGGATTGATACCAAACGTTTCAAAACAGGTATCAATTGCAAGATACCCCTGTTACCCGTCAGCGAACATATATTGGAAAAATACGACTATACACTACCTGTTATAAGCAATCAAAAGATGAACGGGTATTTGAAAGAACTTGGTGATATATGTGGTATAAAGAAAGACCTTCATACACACGTGGCACGTCACACAGCAGCAACTTTATTCTTAAACAATAATGTGGAATTGAATTCTGTATCAAAGATATTGGGGCACACCAATATAAAAATGACACAGAGATATGCCAAACTACTTGATACCACCATTCTTAAACAGATGGATGTAATGAAAACAAAATTTGCTGTTTGATTGATAAGGGTTGGAAATTCCAACCCTTTTTTGTTTCCACTACCTTTTATCTTTTATCAAAATTCAGAAGATGAAAAGAATAAAGATAGAAGATACATTATATAATGTTCCCGAAAGTTGGGATGATGTCACTTTGGGACAATATGAAAAATGGTTTGATTATGTTGCTGATTCCAAAATGAAAGAAGTTGAATTGGTATCACTGATTTCAACCATTCCATTTGACCTGTTATCAACCCTTCCATTATCCTTTTACACTGAGGTATTGAATATGGTTAGTTTTGCCTTTGCAGGAAATGATTTCAAACCGTCTAACAAGATTGTAATTGATGATGCAGTGTATTCCGTATCAGTCAAAGATGAACTGACCTTAGCTCAATATGTGGATGTTGAAGCCACCTTTGAAGAAGAAGGTAATGATTCACGTTTATCTGAAATACTTGCAATTGTTTGTTTGAAGAAAGGTGAAAAGTATGATTCCAAGATATTAAAGGAAAGAAAGAAGTTATTCCAAGATTTGAAGATGAATGAAGTGTTTCCCCTGCTTGCTTTTTTTTTGCAGTTAAGAAAGAACTTATTGATGATTACAACATTCTATTCAAAGGTAGTGGAACAGGCAAACCAATTTGCAAGCCTTATCAGGACTTCAGCAGAAAATGGGGATGGTATAAGGTTATTGCCGAAATTGCAAATGATGAAATACAGAAGTTTGATGAAGTCACTTCAGCAACAGTTATCACAGTGTTCAACTTCTTATGTTATCGACTTGACAAAGCACAGGCAGAAGAAGCACAATACAAGTTTGAAGAACAGCTTTCAAAGAATAAAAAGTAAACTATTCAGAAAATGATTGAAACAATAGTAAATACATTCAGGGAATTAGCACGTACACACAAAACAATAAAATCATTCTATTATAACAAGAATTATGAATTGGGTGCAGGTAATGAACCACACCCTTTACTTTGGTTGGAAGAACCGATTTTTGGAAGTAATACAGGTACTAATGGTTCTGTGTTTTCCAATTCTGTAAACTTTTCAGTTTTGTTTGTTCCTGATGCTGAATACACAACTGAACACCTGCAATCTTTAGCTTTCAGTATCGGGTTGAATATGATAGAGAAAATAAAACAGGATAAGGAATCTTACTTTACCATTAAGCCTGATTGGACTTATCTAACCTTATCTGATTATTATGATAATAATTGTGTCGGTTGCAGGTTCAGTTGTAATTTGATTACAAAGAATATCAGTAACCTTTGTTTGTTGCCTGAACAGTTTGATGATAATAAGCAGTTGGAAGAAGAAGCAACCATACCTGACTTTGATATAACAGTAACAGAAAACGGTTGTGAAACATTTACAAACAAACTTCCTGACTTTAATATACCAATTAGAAGATGAACAAGGAAACATTAAAGATAGTAGAAGCAATCGGTAATGATATACTTACTTTGGCAACAATCATAATGGAAGATGATTCAATATCAATTAATGATAAGGTTGGAAAGAACACATTAAAGAACAGTGCCTTAAAATCAGATATGGAACAGAAGATACAAGCCACTGATAATATAATGATTCAAACGTTCTTCAATCATTATATCATATATATTGAAAAAGGTAGAAAAAAGGGTGCTAAAAGAATTCCGATTGATGCTTTGCGTGATTGGGCTTTAAGAAAAGGAATACCAACCGATAATAATACACTATATGCAATTCAAACTGCAATAGTTAGAGATGGTATAAAAGGCAGACCAATTTTAGCGACACTTGAAAACAATATTGAAGAACTATTTGAAAAACAGTATTTTGATGAACTGTTTACGGCAATAATAACGGAGTTACAAGACTTCTTTAAAGACTAAAAATAAGAATATGGGATTTTTTACGAACACAAGTATAGCAGATGTAGTTGAAAACAAGAAAATTACATTAGCGCACAACCCTAATTTTGTAATATTCAAAAATAAGAATAGTACAAAAGTACCTGTTGCAATCAATTTAACTGTTGATGCAACTTATGCAGGTGGTGATGAATACCCTGAAGCCACTGAATTCTGTATTGTTGAAGTATCAACAGGTGTAAAACATACATTCAGAGGAACAAATAAGAAGGAAAATATTAATTCAAATACATTTTTATTGAGTACTGATAGGGCTGCAACTGCTGAAAATATCCGTATTGCCTTAATGAAGGATAGTTGGTTAAAGAATAACTTTGAAATAACCATTCCATTCAATATTAATGGCACGAATATTAAAAACGGATGTACAATTTATATTACATCAAAGGGTGCAGGTGAACAATTTACCTTCACTTTTGAAAAAATAGGTAGAACATTTTTATATCTTGAAGGTAATCCTGAATCTTCATCCAATTCAGATAGTATTGATGGTGGTAAGGGTAAAACAGAAATAGAATTGGAATTGTATTCTGATACCAATTGTTTCTTAGGCGTGAAAGATATTCCAACAGAAGCAGACTTTGGTACATATACAACCACGCTATCAAAGCACTACTTTCAGGATGAACTTTGGTTTGAGACAAATAACCTATTATCCAAGAAGGTTAATTATAAAACTGATTTCCTTACATCTTCTGATTGGGTTGATACAGGTACATATACTGATTACAGATATATTGCCAAAACCTTTGATGGAGAAACACGAACACCATTTTACATTTCAAATGTTCTATATGTATTGAATGGGTATGATTACACTTTGAACGAAAATGATTTGACTGATTACGTGTATGATACCCTATACCCCACTGTTGTACAGCCGTTGACAAATGCACCTGATAAGAATTATGTGGTAGGACAAACAGAATACTTCAACTTTATATTATCTGATATGCAGCATAATATCAACATTACACCTGAATTTAACTTTGGACTAACCTATAAGTATTATACACCTTCAGGTGATTATATAACTACTATCAATAAACAGAATAAGAATAGAAAAACTTTTTATGTTGTAAATACTATTCAATTGAACCCTGATATTGAAGGGGTTGAAAAGAGTACCAACAAAACGGTTGGTTCGTTTACAGTAGCTTTAAACAAGGATAACACGCCTATTAGTAAGGAATTGAAGTATAATGTTGTACCTGAATGTTTGAATAGAACAAATGAATTTGCCTTTTTAAATAGATTAGGCGGTTGGGATTCCTTTAACTTTGGCGGTACATGGAGTACAGAGTTTAAAACGGATGCTTCAACCGTTTATAAGACCCTTCTTCCTGATTATAAGATTAGTTCTGAAATTGAATCAGTATTTAAAAAGGAGATTGAAGAACAATTTAGTATTAAATCAGATATTGTAGATTATAATACTGTTGAATGGTTAAGAGAATTGGCAGCTTCTAAGGTTGTTTATGAATTATATTCTTTGAAGTATGTTATTGTAGATGATTTGAATTTGAAATATAATGATGATGATGATAATTACCAAGTTGAAATGAAGTATCACTATTCAGATAATTTTAATTCTGTTATCAAGGGATAAAGTATATTTCAGATAGTATATAAAGGTGGTACGGGTAACTGTATCACCTTTTATCTTTTTTCAAAAAAGATAATGGTAAACGTTGAATTATATATAAACAATCAGCTTTGCGATATAGTTAGCCCTTATGAATTAGGTGTACGATTTCAAAGGGAAATACTAATACCTTCTGAAATTACAACTAAAGATGTTCAGTACAGTTTTACAATTAAACTTCCAACTTCGGCAACCAATAACAAGATATTCAATTTTGCTAATGTTGAGGAAGTAAAGAACAAATTCAATTATGAATATAATGCTATATTGATTGTAGATTCAATAACCGTATTCACAGGTAAATTCAAGATTACTGAAATTGATGAAGAAACATATAAAGGCAACCTTTATATTCCTGCTGCTAAGACTATCAAAGAAATTTTTAATGGCAAGAAAATGACTGAAAACGGTAATTGGTATATACCATTTAAAGATATTGGTTCGGTTGGTGGTTATAACTCAAAAATGATTACTGAATTACAGGATTGCATTTTTCCAATCGTGTTATATGGGCTGTTACCCAAGAATCCAATAAATTCAAATGCTATTGAAAATGGTGAAGTAGTTGGTGAATATACCCCTAAAGATGAATTTGATGATTATGTAAGAATGGGTATTGAAGATTTTCCACCTTCTGTAAATGTTCTAAGAATGTTGAGAAAAATATTTGAAAATAACGGTTATACGCTTGGTGGTACAGCATTTGAAGATACAAGATTAACCAACCTTTTTGTTTCATATAAAAATGAATCTGATTATGAACAGGAATGGAATTGGGGAGATATGGCAAGTTTCAAAGTAAAAGGTAATTGGGAATCAGTAAGAAACAGATGGCAAAATTACAGAACCTTTGAACGAAATATTGAACGTGTTGAATCGGATAAGGGTGCTTTTTATGTAACCGACTTATTAAATTGCAACAGAACTGTTATTACTGAAATAAGTGATACGGGTAGGAATCTAACCACAAGTGTTGAAAAGGATAAATGGAATGATGAAAACTACATGAAAAGAAAAACACTTATCACTATTCCCAAATCAGGATTATATAAAGTAAGATTGAAGGGTTCAATTGAATTGGAACAGGGACGTGATAACAGTGGTAAAGATAGTGGTTGGAAATGGACGGATAACGTAACAGGTAATATATTTACTTCAGGTGGACAATACAAAAGAAACAGATGCAATTACTTTGATAGAAAGCGTTATGAATTACAATTAGTGCGTGATTTTGGTTCAGGTGATTTTGAAACTTCCAATAAAACAACTGTTGGGTTTTACTTTCAGCCAAACAACCCACAGAACAATACTTTTAATGGCAATTCACCTGAAAATTATCCAAAATATTTTCCTAAACCATTTGGCGCACAATTAATTGATGCTTCAACTGACGAAAAATTTGTCAGCGGTTTGCATTTTGGAAGGGTTGATAATGATACGGACTATAACCCACAAGGTTATCAGGCTAATTATATGTTTATCAAGAACGGTTGGAGTTGGAATAAATCTTATACCCAAAAACAAAAAATATATTCTGCTTATAATAATCCTGATGGCTATTGGTGTTGGGGTACTGATAATGATGCAACTATTGAAACTGACCCTGAAACGGGTGAAGAAGTTGAAGGTGGTGATGATACAATATCTTTGGCTTGGAGACAATCAAACCGTTATCAGGCTAAAATAAACAATATACCAAATTCTTGGTGTGGCGCACGTGATGAAATATATGGTGAAGGTGAATTGTATCAAGTTGTTTGGTTTGAAAAAGGTGAACATCTTACATTATTGGCTGTTGGAGAAGCAAACGATTATAGAAGAAATACAGATAAAACCAAATGGAGCGTTTACCCTGCTTACATGAATGTTACCTTTGAATTGGATGTTGAACCATTCAGAACAGATACATCTTGGATTACCATTAATAATAATGGTAATGGTTATTCTGATATGGATTGGAATGCACCATGTAATTTTTTGAAAGGTCAAATTGACTTGATAAAGTTTCTTCCTAATGATGTGAAAACTGATGAATGGATTGATAATTTCTGCAAAGCATTTAACTTAAAGTTATCACAGAACGGGTTGAAAAACTTTGATTTGGATGTTAAACAGGTAAATTATTTAAGTACCACTTCTGTTATTGACTTAGAAAATAAAGCAAATATCAATTTCAGAAACAATACACCTTTAAATCTGCCTTCTGCTTTTGAATTAGGATTTTCAATTAATCAGGATGAAGAAGGATTTCACAGAACAGGTGATGATGGTGGTGGTAAATTTGAAACGGGTACTATTGATGGCAAAGTGTTAACTCAAACATCAAACTTTAGTTATGGTTGGTATAAGGATATAAAATACATGGGCAGACAAAATGATACAACTAAAGAAGTATTGTCTTTACCAATCATTTCAAGTTATGAAGTATGGCAGGACGATATGACTTATAAGGAAGGTGTTTCTAAAATATATACAAGTTATAATCAAAGGTTTTGGTATTATTCAGGTTATTATTATATTGATTTATTCCTGTATAATGATAATGTGTCAAGCCATTATAGAGGTCTTACAATAGCTGATGTTTCCAATACATTCAATCAGGATAAGATATTGAATTTGGATTATAAAAATAAAAGTAATTCTATTCTAACCACTTATTTCACAGTGGTTGCATCAAATGATACCAACTATACTGAAATAGAATGTTACCTAACCCCTGATGAATATGATAGGTTGGATGGTTCAAGTTTGGTTAAGTTGAATGGCGATTTATACTACATATCGAGTATTGAAGGGTATGATATTACCGAAAAGAATAAAACGAAACTGAAACTTATCCGAAAAATGAATTGATTTAAGTGGTGTGGCTGTAATGGCTGCACCACTTTCTTTTTATCTATTTTCAAAAAGATATAAATGGATAAGAAAATATTCGTTATTCAGATAGACGGTATAGAAAAATCATATAATGATGTATTGTCTTTGGTTGACGCTTTAAAACAGTTGGATAATTCCAATACCACTGTAACAGCTTCGACAAAGAAAAAGACGGAAACCGTTACTGAAGATGATAAAGCCCAAAAACAATACCAAGCCACATTAGATAGAATTGCCAAACTTGAAGAAGATGCAACCAAACAACAGATTGCAGCAACCCAAACTTTGCGTGAAAAACGTTCTGTTGTAGAACAGGAAGTGAAAGCTAATACTGCTGCTGAAGGTTCAATAAAACAAATGGGCGCACAGCTTTCATTACTTCGCAAACAGTACGACAATCTTTCAAAATCTGAACGTGAATCTGAAGAAGTTGGCGGTAAGCTATTGAAGCGGATTCAGGAATTGGATGCTGCATACAAAGAAGCCAAAGAAAGTACAGGTAGATTTCAGGATTCAGTAGGTAATTATGCTATTGCAGGTAAGGAATTACAGGAAACACTTGAACAGAATACCAAACAACTTGCTTATATGTTGTCACAAGGTGTCAAGCCTACTGATGAAGCCTTTATTAAGTTGGCACAGGAAACAGGAGCGTTGAAAGATGCTTTGGATGATGCAGCAGCAACAGTGGCAACTTTTGCTTCTGATACACGTGGTTTAGACCAAGTTTTAGATGTCGGTTCTTCATTAACTGCTGTATTCGGCACTGCAACAGGGGTAATGAGTATGTTCGGTGCTTCAGGTGAAGCGGTGGCAGAACAGATACAGAAACTTCAGGGTGTAATGGCTACTTTACAATCCCTTCAGACACTTCAGGTTAATATAAACAAACAAGGTACATTATCAAATACCCTTTACTTGAAGGCTTTAAGATTGTTGGGACTTGAAAGGAAAAAAGAAATAGCCTTGTTAGGTTCTGAAACGGCTGCACAAGGTGCAAATACAGTGGCAACAAATGCTGCAACAGTAGCCACCAAAACATTCAGTAAAGCCCTGATTGCAACAGGTATCGGTGCTATTGTGGTATTACTTGGCTTATTGATTGCCAACTTTTCAGAAATAAAGGATTGGTTTTTAAAACTGATTGCACCAATAGACGGATTCAAAGCAGCCCTAATGGGTATTGGAAGTGTTATTACCAATTATATTGTTGCACCTTTCAAAGCCCTGTTTAAATTGATGAAAGGTGATTTCAGTGGTGCGGTTGATGAATTCAAGAAGGGTTTTGATGTAATGGGCAATTACAGTGCAGGTAAAAATGCACAAATGGCAAAAGATGCAGCCGAGCGAAACAAAAAGTTTGTTGAAGGTGCTTTGGCAACAACTGATACCCTGATTAAGAATAATGAAGCTAAGTATGGAAGTGATTATAAGTACACTGAACAGGGTAAAAAGTTATATGACAAGTACTTTGCTTACCAACTTTCCTTATATAAGGGTGATAAAGAAAAGTATGCTGAAATTCAGCGTGAAAAATGGGCTTATGACAGGGAGTATAACGAAAAACTGAAAGAAGCCGAAAAGAAAAAAGCTGAAGATGCTAAGAAAGCAGCAGAGGATGCAAAGAAGATTGCTGATGAAAGAAAAAAACAATTGGAAGATTATAAGAAGTCTTTGGATTCATTCAACAAAGAAACTTATGCACTTTCAATTGCAAATGAAGAAAAACTTATTGCTGTACAGAAAAAAGCAGCCAAAAATTCTAATGAAATGGCTTTGGCTTACGGTAAAGAAGCTGAATTACTGAAACAGAAGAATGAGGATGAAAAGAAAAAGGTTGAAGAACAATATAACGAACTGATTAAGAAGGCTGAAAAACTAAAACAAGACACAACCAAGATAACTGAAGCCAAGAACGCACGTATAAAGGAACTTGAAGAAAAACAAAAGGCTGATTTAGTGGGCTTGGAAACTGAAAAGACTGAAGCAATCAATAAGATTAATGAAGATGCCAAAAAGAAAAAAGTTGAAGAAACACAACAGGCACTTGATTCTGAATTGAAATTGATGAATTCACACTACACTTCAATTCAAGACCTAACAAAAAATGCAGTCAAGAAAAGCGGTAAGTTTGATTTGATTGATGTGGATGCAACCAAAGCCAATTATAAGAAGATTGGTGAGGAATTGAACAAGTATTTGGATAATCTTAATTCATCTAAAGACCGTATCAGTAAGTATTATGATGATATGGCAGGTTTATATTCCAAAGATTCACAGGAATACAAGGATTTGCAGGATAAGAAACAGGCTGCTTTGAATGATGTTGAAAGTAAAATCAAAGTTACCAACAAGAATATTGAAGATAACACACAGGCTTCAACACAGGTTCAACAACAATATTTTACTGATTTGGCAGAAAAGGTTAGCAAGGTATATGAAGGGGTAAATGAACTGTTGTCAGGTGCATTTGATGCTGCACAATCTATATTTAATATGCAGTTGGAAGAAGCGCAGGAAAAATTAGATGAAGTGACTGAAGCTTATGACGAAGCTGTTTCAAGGAAAGAAGAATCAAATGCAAGGTTGGCAGAATTGGAAGAAGAAGCCAAGACTGCAACAGGTGGACGTGCTATTGTGGTACAGGAACAGATTGCAAGGGAAATGGAAGCCAATAAAGAGCTTGCAAAACAGGAAAAGGAATTGGCAAAGGAGAAAGAAAAACGTGAAAAGGAAATTGCCAAGATTGAAAAGAAACAGAAGAAAGCAAGTTTGGTGCAATCGCTTGTTACAGGTATTGCACAGGCTGCTTTAGGTGTTCTTCAGGCACTTGCAGGTGTACCATTTCCTGCAAATATTGTGGCTGCTGCTTTGGTTGGTAGTATGGGTGCAATCCAAACGGGTATTATTTCAACACAGATTGCCAAACTTGAAGATGGTGGTTTATTGAATGGCAAACGACACAAAGACGGTGGTATTCCTGTTGGAAATACAGGTATTGAAGTTGAAGGTGGTGAATATGTGATGAATCGAATTTCAACTCAAAAGAACTTAGGTTTGATTGAATATATAAACACGTCAAGAAAAGAAATACAGGTTAATGATGTTGTTTCCTTCTTCAACAGGAAAGGCAATACTTCAATTACACCTGCACCGACTTTCAAAGTTCAATATGAAACAGGTGGGCAATTGGCAAATCTTGATACTGTTGGTGCTGCCACTGCAAATGATAACAGGATATTGGATGCAATCAATTCGATTGATTTCAAACCTTCTGTATCAGTAAAAGAAATTCAAGATGTTCAAAGCAGAATGACTTCGGTACGTGAATTGGCAGGTGCAAGCAATTAATTGAAAATAGTTTATAAATAAGGTGGTATGGGCAACTGTATCACCTTTTTTTATTTGAAATTATCTATTATCAAAAATTGATAATGGCTAAAATTCCAATATATGAATGTAAAGTTGATGAATCCTTAAATGATGTGACGGGGATTTATGCAATTTCCTTTGTTGATGAACCTGCTGTTGAAGAAAATTTTGTTGCATTATCAAAACAGGCAGTATTATTAAACAAAGACGTTAAAAAGCAAATCCTTACAGGTGTGGTTTTGAAACCAAATCAACTGATATACCGATTGGACGAACAGAACCAACCCTATTATATCCAATTTTCAGAAGTTGAAATTGAAAAGATTTCCCACAAGATGATGAAAGCAGGATTGGCTTTATATCACACGACACACCAACACGAATCCGAATTGAAAGGTAATTACTTAACTGAACTTTGGATTATTACCGACCCTGATAATGACAAATCAAATGCTTTAGGCTTTAAAGACCTTCCTAAAGGTACATTAATGGCTTCTTATAAAGTCACTGATAAAGGTTATTGGGAAAATGAAGTAATGGCAGGAAAGGTAAAAGGATTCAGTTTGGAAGGTTTTTTCAATCAAGAATTAAAACTAAATAAGACAATAAAGAAAAATAAAATGACAAAACACAAGAAAACAAGCCTTTTAAGTAAAATAGGCAAGTTCCTAATGGATATTGAAGATGTAGAAAGAACTGATGCAACTGATTCAGGTGAAAACGTTAGAATCTACCAATTGTATGATGGTAAAGAAGTAATGGTTGATGAAGATGGTTTTGCAACTATTGATAACGAGCAAGCACCTTCAGGCGAACACAAGCTTTATGACGGAAACACATTAGTTATTGATGATGCAGGTCAATTTGTTGAAGTAAAACCTTCTGCTGTTGCTGTAACTGAACCTGCTGAAGCCGTTCCTGCACCTGTTGATGTTCCAAATGAAAATCCTGCACAACTTTCTACTGAAACGGAAGAGGAAAAGAAAGAAGATGAATCTGTTGAAGATGAAAAGGATAAAGAAAATATGGAAGATGTACCTACTGAAGTAGATGTTGATGCTGTTATGGCTGAAAACGAAGCATTAAAGGCAAAGGTTGCTGAACTTGAAGCCAAGATTGCCGAATTGGAAGGTACAGTTGAAACTAAAGACACTGAAATTACTGAAATGAAGAAAGTAACACCTTCTGTTTCCCCTGTTGTTCCAACCGCATTAAATGCAACAGCAAAACCATTTGAGAAAATGACACGTGCGGAAAAAATAGCTTATACACTAAGAATGAGCAACAAATAAAATAGAAATTATCTATTACAAAATAAGAAAAAGAAAAACACAAAATAGAACATGGCAGAAATGTACGATATTACAGGTATTAGTTACCAAGCTTCAAGACAACCTGAATGGTTTACCAAAGCCTTATTTACAGGTAAAATTATAGATGGTAATTATGTTAGAATACTTCCTAACGTGAAGAAAAGCACCTATCTAAATATGTTGGATTTAGACGGAAATGTATTACAAAAATCAAATCACGATTGCGGTTGGAATCCAACAGCAGCTTTGAAGTTATCTGAAGCATTAGCAACTGTAACCGATTATAAAATTCAATTAGAAGATTGTATTGAAAAATTTGAATCAACTTGGTTGGTTGACAAGATGAAAGCAGGTGCAAATGTAGATGAATTACCTGCAACTTTAGGTGAAGCTTCACTTGATATTGTTGGTAAATCTGTAAATGCAGATATAGAAAGAATGTTGTTCGGTGGTGATTCAGCTAATGATAATGAATTTGATGGATTTGTTAAAATTTTGAATGATGCAGCCGATTCAATTAAAGTTTCAGGTTCTACTTTAACCAAAGCAAACATTATAAATGAGTTGGAAAAAGTATTTATTGCAATTCCTGAAGCAGTATTACAACAAGGTGAGGACGCAATTAAAATCTTTGTTTCTTATAATTCATACAGAGCGTTGAAAATGGCTTTGGCAAATGTTGAATCACAAGTAATTGCTGCTGCATTTACAGTTGATGGTGGAACTATCCGTTACTTAGGTGTTGAAATTGTACCTGCTGTTGGTATTACAAACGGTCAAATGGTTGCTGCAAATGTGGATAATTTAATAATGTTGACTGACTTAGTTTCTGATTTCGCAAATATCGAATTGGGTACATTCCCAAAACCAAACGAAAACAGATTATGGGTTAAAGGTGCTTTAAAAGTCGGTGTTGCAATCGCTTATCCAAGTGAAGCGGTATTATATGCTTAAATCTAACATAAGGGGTTGAAATATACCCCTTTATTCAAATAATAAAGAAGAAAACACAAAATAAAATGAGTTGTAAACTATCAAATAATATAACACGTGATTGTATGTACCGTGTGGCAGGTGTGAAAAGACTTTATTTGGCAAATTTTGATGTTGCCAATAAGTACGAACAAGATGCTGACGGTGTAATTTCAGCAATCACTTTAGGCACAGGTCAAAAAGTATATCAGATGGAATTTGCTGATGGTACTGCACAGTGGACGGACGATTTAACAGCAGGTGGTAACAGTAATAAATACAGAACCCACACTTTAACCTTCATAATGACAGAATATGATACCAATATCCTTAAAGAAACACAAGCTTTAGACTTGGGACGATACACAGCCTTTGTGGTTGACAATAACAACAAAGTTGTTTGTTTAGGACGCTTGAATGGTATGGTTGCAAGTTCTGATAATTATGCTTCAGGTGCAGCAGAAGCGGATGCCAACGGTTTTACTATCGTAATGGCAGGTATTGAACAAGAAGTTGCACAATTAGTTAAAGATGAAGAAATTGTACGTGCTTTACTTCAACCTACTGTTGTTGTAACAGACTAATTGAATTGAAAATAGTTTATATAAGGTGATATGACTTAGGTTGTATCA